TCAAGCAAGCCCTCGAAGCTGTGCCCGCTGACTGCACCCGTGACGAGTGGGTCAGCATCGGCATGGCCCTGCACTGGGCAGGCACCCAGACCGATCAACTCAGTCAAGCCCTGCAACTGTGGAACGAGTGGAGCCAGCAGTCGGTTGACAAATACCCCGGCGAACGTGAAATCGTTAACCAATGGGTCAGCTTCAGAAACGACAAAGCCACGGCGGTCAAGCTGGGCACGTTGTTCCACATCGCCAAGTCCCACGGCTGGACCCGGCCCATGCCCGATGCGGCTGAGTTGTTCAGCAAGATCGACATTCCCGTGATGGAGCCACTGAGCGTGATGGACGGCCTGCGACCCAAGCCCCCAGAGATGGACCTGTCACTGTGGCCCACGGTGCTGCGCCAGCGGTCCACTGAGATTTCGGAAAGCGTGGGCTGTGACCCTTTGGTCCCTTTGTTCGCTGGGTTGGCCGCTGTCTGCGGGGTGATTGATGCCCGCATGCGGCTGGAACTCATGCCGGGGTTCCGTGTGCCCCCGGTGCTGTGGCTCATGACTTTGGGCGATCCAGCGGACAAGAAGTCACCCGGCTCCCGGCCCATGCTGGCACCCCTGAAGAACATCGAGGCAGAAGACCGTCCCCGCTACGGCAAGGAACTGCTCGACTGGGAGGGAAGGGAGGCGCAACACGCCAGCGCCAAGAAGGCGTTCCTTGACTGGTCATCGTCCACCGAGGCCATGTTGGGCGGCGATCAGGCACCGCTTGTGCCCGACCTGCCAGCGCAGCCCGTGCCTCTGAAGATCACCGTGAGCGACATCACCAGTCAGAAGCTGGTGCGCCAAGCGGCAGACCGGCCCCGTGGCCTGCTGTGCTACCTCGATGAGATGAACTCGTGGGTGCGCAAGCTGACAGACAAGAGCAGCGGGGAGGATCGTTCAGCGTGGGTTGTCAGCTACGAGTCAGAACACTACGAGATGGACCGGGTGGGCGCTGGGTCGATCTATGCGGAAAATTTGGCCGTGTCGATTTACGGCAACATCCAGCCCCAAGTGTTCAAGGCCAATCTGGCCGCACTATCGGCTGATGGCCTGCTCCAGCGGTTTATCCCGGCCATCCTGCGGGGCAGCAAGACCAAGCTGGGCCAGCCCATCCCCGACTACATGAGCAGCGCCGGGGCATGGGAAAACACTCTGCGCCTGACCTATGCGCTGCCCGTGCAGACGTACCAGTTATCCACAGAGGCGTACACAGCGTTTCGGGAGTTCCAGCAGTGGTACGAGTCGGCCAAGCAAGACGAGCGGGTGCTGGACAGCGGCACAGAGTACATGACGGCATTCGGCAAGCTGGAGGGCTTGGCTGGTCGTCTGATCCTCATGTTCCACGTCATCGAGTCACCCTTCAACCCCGTGGTATCGGTCGATGTTGTCCACAGGGTCGTCAGCATGGTGCGTGGGTACATCATCCCGGCCTACCGCTATGCCCTCGGCGAAGTGGGTGGGGTTATCACTGACACGTTTGATCAGTGGGTGATCGACTACATTGTGCAGATCAGCGGCGAGGTGCAGACCATCGACCTGCGCAGCCTCAAGCGGTCAGCCCGCAGACCCTTGGAGGGTAAGACCGACTGGCAGAAGGATCAGGCGATCATGGACGCCATGCTGATCGTGGAGCAGTCGGGCTGGGCGGTGCAGATCGAGAGTGAACTGCACAAGAGGAAGGTCACATGGGCCATCAATCCAACGCTGCCGGACATCTTCAAAGAGTATAGGCAGACGGTCATCAAGGCCAAGCAGCGCCACGCCGATTACATCTACCGCTACGCCACGGCCAAGGGGTACGAGCGTAAGCTGGTCAAGGGGTACACCCCGGACATGGACGAATGAGAAAAGGGGACTATCAGTCCCCTTTTTTTACTTTCGGTTCTGAGTGAACTTGACCCAGCACGATTGGCAGTACCATTTGACCGGGGTCATTTGAATGCCGCCTTCGATGAATCGTTCACGGTTGCAGCGTGAGCACAGTTTCATTTTTGACCCTTTGCCCGGATGGCGCTTGCCACTCCTTTGTTATCCGACCACTCTAGCTTGTCGGCCAACTGCGCCAGTTGCTCACGCTCGTCAGCACGGACAAGCTCGGCAAAGCGTTCAAGTCCTCGCGCATATACCGGCCCACCTACCAAACCAGCCTCCCGCGCCATTTCAATTACTGTTTTCATTTCTCTATCGCCTCAAGGTTGACCATCTGCGATTGGAAATACAGCGCAAAGCTGGCCCGTGTGTCGTTCTGAAAGGGCATCTTGTTGACCCGCTCCATCATTTCGTGCATGGCCGTGTTCCAGCCCGATAGGAACACATGGAGGGCTGCGTCATCCTCGGACAGTTCGAGGTGGCCGTACAGGGCTTGGAAATGGGCAAAAGGGTTCATGGTTCGATTCCTTAAAAAGTAGTCTTGACGGTTGGTTCGATGCCTTAAAACCAAAGGTCCGATGGTTAGTTCGATGCCTTAAAACCAAAGGTCCGATGGTTGGTTGGGAGCCTTAGTCCTTATTGTCCTTCACTCGTCCCCGGGGCCGCTTGGGGGCGGCGGGCACGGCGGCGGGCGTCAGCGCGTCAAGCACGGCGGGCGCGATGGCCTCGAGGGTGCCGAGCACGTCAAGCAACCGCACGGCGGCGGCGCTGGGTGCGCGGGTGCCCGCTATCCATTTGCGCAGGGTGTACACCGGCACCCCGAGCAACCCGGCGGCGCTGGGTTCGTCAAGGGCACGGCGGGCCACAAAGGCCCCGAGGGCCTCGGCGAATTGTGCGGCGGGGGTCAAGGGTGCGGCGGGGGCACTGGGTGCGGTGTTCATGGTTGAATTCTCGAGGGGTTAAAAAAGGCCCCCGGGGTAAACCGGGGGCGGGGTTGCTGGGTCAGTCTCGGCCACTGATCAGGGCGGCGACAATTAAAAGCACGGCCCGCACGGCGGCAAAGCAAAGGGAGACGACAATTGAAAATGTGATCAATCGAGGCCCCCTAAATAGGCCCGCTCATGGCGGGCGGCGTACAAATCCGTTTTTAATTGGTCAATCTCATTTGTCGCCTCGCCGAGGGCCTTTTGTAGGTCAGCTATCCGGGCGAATAATCGAGCGGTGCCCGGGTAACCCTCGGCGTATGCGAGGCGCTCGGCCTCGGGTGCGGTTAATTTTTCAAGGTCAAGCGGCATTTTTAGATTCTCCAAGGAGGCGGGCCACGGCGCGGCCCACTTGATAGCGGTAATCCCACTCAGGGGCGGTATCCCATGAGCGGCGGGGTAAGTCAGAAAAGGCCCGGTCAAATTCGCCACGGGCGCCCGGGGTGCAATAAGGGTTCAAATCGTGCCCCTTTTCAACGTGGCGGCGTACTAAGTCAGACGCCCACTTTTCGGCGGCGGCTTTGACTTCATCGGGGCTATTGAATCGCATGGCTTACCCTTTCAAAATAGGGATTACCCGGCGGGCCTTTGCGTCAGCAACCCGTGCGCGGGTGCCGTGGGCACGAAACCCGACGATTACGGCCCGGTCAGCACGGGCACAAAGGCCGCACGTTTCGCACGTTACATCGTCGCGGGTTTGCGCGGGGCAAACGATGATCACGCGCCCCTCGGGGGTGTAACTTTTCTCGGGGGTGTCAGTGGGCACGATGGCGCAAACGGGGCCAAAGGGGGCGAGGGCGTCAGCGTCCCCGGCATCGTCGGCGCTTAGGTTAACCGTGAACCCCCAGCGCGTAGCATGGCCCGCCCACTCGAGTGCCTCGGGGCTTTTCTTGTGGGTGTATGTGAACCCACGGCGGCCACGGTTAGCGGCGACGATGGCACCCAGTGCGGCGGCGTCGACGGCCTCGCCCGCCCCGGGTAAATCCCCGGCCACGTTCATTCGCCACAATTGACCCTCGGGCAGCGCGGCGATTGACGCACAAAGGGCCTCGAGGGTGCCCCCTCGCTCGGGCACTTTGTCCCATGCCATGCGGGTGTAAAAATCCTCGGCGTAACAGTCAGCGCGATAGTGGGCGCACGATGGCGGGCATGATGCCCGCTCAGTGTAAGTCACGGGGATAGCCCCGGTTTTACTGTTCGCACTGGTGCGGATAAAGTGATATTTCACGGGGTGATCCTTTACGGTTACGGGTTACAGATTAAGGGCGTCGATTAGGTCAAGGCGGGCACGCTCGAGCGAGGCGGCGGCGCGTTTGCTTGAGAATTCGCAAACGGGGCCACGTAACCGGGCGGCGGCGCTTTTCATGGCCTCGAGAATCTCGGCGAGGGTTTCGGGATCAATCACCGGCGCGGCGGGCGCGGGTTTTTCGGTGATTGTCACCAGCGTGAAGTGATCGCGCATGAATTGGGCGTTAATCGGGTTCATGCGGTTATCTCATCATCAATCAAGCCCAACTCGGCGAGTAATTCCCAGCCATCGTGATAGTTGTCAATCAAACCGCCCACTGATCCACGGTTGCCGCTAGGCCATGCCCACGGGGTGCGGTAATCCGGGTCAACCCCGTTAAATTGGCAGTCTCGCAAATAGGCGCAAAGGATGCCCCAGTCATAAGCGCGGCGGGGATCGCACGGTTGACCCCATGAATAGCGGGCGGCAAAGTAGCGCACCATTTGAGATTTCCCGAGGGCTATTTGATGGCGCACATGAGCGCGGCGGCGGTCAATCGCTTTGATGATTTCATCCATGATCAGGCCCCCTTACGTGCTGACACGCGAACCACGGCGTAAGGTGCACCGGTTGACGTATGCGCGGCGATCAGTTGACGCGATGGGGAAAACTTCGCGGCGATGGTTTCCCAGTCAATCGAGACACGGCCCGAGCACTGGGAAACCGCGACACGGTGCGCGGTGCCGTCGATGGCGTCAAGGCCCGAGGCGGTCAGCGTTTCTTTAAGTTGTTTTTCCTCGGCGCTCAATTCGGCCATACGGGCCTTGATCAGTGCGAGGCGGTCCACGGCGGCGGCGAGGATGGCGGGGGTTTCGTTTTTCATGGTCAATTCCTTTACGGTTACGGGTTACAGAGAGAAAAGGCAAACGGTGATCACCCAAAGGGCAACCAGTGCGAGGGCGGCACCGGCCACGATGGCGAGGGTTGACGGTTCACGCTCGAGCGGTTCAGGGTGCAAATCGATGTAGGTTAATTGGTGGCGGTTCATGGTGCGGGTTCCTTTACGGGTTACGGGTTGTTGATGTGCTCAATTCTAACCCAGTGGGTCAGATTGTCAATAGGTACGATGAAAATATCTTCTAAGTGTTTTCCCTGACCCACTGGGTGCCCCTTTGGGGGTTGTTCATGGGGCGGTGACAATTTGCCCTTTTACCGTTGGGGTAAGTTTCTGGGATTCTCAAAATAAATGACCCAGTGGGAATAGTTGTTTATTTTCGCCTTGCCTGCGCGAAAGGGCATTCTGTCATCGTCAGCGCCTGACCCTTGATTCTCACCCGCTGGGTGCATGGTTCCTGTGTCCCTGTTCACCCGCTGGGTGCATGGTTGCTGGGTGCATGGATTGCTGCGCTGCACCATCGAGCGCCTGTCAATCGGTGTCGGGATGCTCAGACCCATTGGGTGGTGCAGTGACTCAGGGGGGAGGGGGAGGGCCGAGCAGCCCGATGGTCCGGCTACGTAGGCACCACAAACTCCGTGAAAATTTTTTCAAAATCAAAAAACCCAATGGGTTCACTACATCCACGTTGCACATTTCCACCACCGTGATAGACTCATAGCACTATGAATCAAGCAGAACCTCAATTCGTAGGCACGGTTGTCACCGGAGAATCACCGCTACCCACATGGCTGTCCGTGCCTGACCCAGCCCCCATCAAACCCTCGAAAGAGGCAAGGGCGCTGCTGCATGTCGAATATGAGCAGATATTCGAGCGAGTCGTGGAGGACGTCTATCGTGGACGGTCACTCCAATCGCTGATACAGGATGACCACCGAGCCATCTCGTATGAGGACTTCCTGCGCTGGGTCAAGCGTGACCCCACCCGCCACGAGCGGTTCAAGGAAGCGCAGGAGATGCGCACTGAGTTCCTTGCGGGAGAAATCCTTGAGATTGCCGATGGCATCGAGTCGGTCGATCCGTCATCGCCCGATACGGTCAATCGGGACAAGCTGCGCATCGACACGCGCAAGTGGCTCATGTCGGCGCATAACAGGAAACGCTACGGCGAGACAAAACAAATTGAACTCGGCGGGACTGTCTCCATCACCGAGGCGCTGGCACAGGCCCAAGCCAGAGTGATCGAGGGTGAGGTTGTCGACGTAACGCCCAGACTGGAGAATGAC